AGAGCCAGTAGATGGCTTTACATTCGGGCCTGATACAGAATTATTTTTTGAAAATAATACACTTTATTGCTTCTATATGGGTGGCAGGCTTGATTATGTAGGCGCAAAGTATAGAAAATCAACTGATGGAGTGAATTGGTCAGATAGAATAATGGTTACAAGCGATTATACTATTGATAAATCGCCATCAATAATAAAAATTGGAGCTTATTACTATATATACTTTGTTGAAGGAACAACGCCAGCAACATTTGTGTGCAAGCGTGTAAGATCGTCAACACTGGAGGGTAATTATTCTGATGTCGAAACAGTATCTTTTACTGGACTTGGTGTTAACAGCCCTTGGCATATTGGGATAAAAGAAATTAATGGGGTTTATTGGATGTTGATTTGCGCTGATGATTACCTATTAATTTACTCTGCATACTCAACTGATGCAGTTAATTTCACGGCTGTTAATAGCTATCCAATTATGACAGGGTCTGAATATAACGTAGATTCATTTTACAGGCCATCAATGATGCAATTGTCCGACAAAACATTCCTTATCTATACTCAACGCCTAATGAAAGTAACAGGAGTATGGGACTGCTTTTATACAGTTGCAAAAATTTTATAAAAGGTTCAACTTGGGAACTCGTTGAAATATTTTAAAACAGAAAACTAATGACTGACAACCAATACATATACTTTGCCATAGCCGTCCTGATAGTTGTCAGGGAGGGATTCCAGCAACGGGATAGAGTTGATCCAAATCAAAGTATTTCGGCTCTCTGGCATTCGTATGGGTTTATAATGCGCTTCCTTGTTTTCGGCCTGCTATACCGCACCGGGGCAGATTGGACAGTGCTTACTGCTTCAGTCGTTTTGATGTGGCCTCTGTACAATGTTTCGTGCAACTTAGGAGGGAAAAAGAAATGGTACTATGTGAGTGACAGAGGCATTGACTTAATAATTCGTAAAATTTTATTTTTTGTAAACTTCGATTAACATGTCATACACAACCTTAGCACAAGCAAAGAAGCAGCTCAATATAGAGACGGCTTTCACAGACGACGACACATACATCACCACTTTGATCAGTGTGGCTGAGTTGTCGATCCGGGAGTATTGCTGCTGGGCCGCAACTGACTTCCCTGATGCAGACATCCCTGTCACGATCAGACAGGCCGCTTTGCTTCTGATCAATCAACTCTACACAAACAGGACAATCGTTTCATTCGCGCAAGGGTATGAGATCCCTTACTCCTTCCACTTCCTTCTGAACTTTTACCGGATTTATACCATCGGATAATTATGGCACTTATAACAGGAGACCTCAGGTACAGCATTAAGATCATGCAGCTCACAACGTCAAAGGGGACGTATGGCGAGGCTGTAGAGAGCTACACTCTTCTCACTACACTGAGAGCCGCTGCTAAGTTCCTGAACGGTACTAAGGCAATTGACAACAGTGAGACATTCACAACTCAATCCATACAGTTCACAACGCACTACCGCCCTGCTGTTACTGCTTTGATGCGTGTGGAATTCGAGGGTAAGAATTACCGGATACTGTCTCTGGCAGAGATCGGCTACAAAGAAGGCTTAATCATAAACACGGAACTAATAAACGAATAATATGGCAAGTACACAATATTGCACAGAGATCACACAGGCGCAACTCATTGCTAAGATAGCCCTCCAGGGGCTTGATGAAGGCAGGATCTACAACATCACGGATTCAAACAAGTGGATAGTGGCTATCACTAACTCAGAGTTCCAGGTGCTCTCAGGACTGATCAAGAAGTACGTTGTGCTCCTGTCTCAGGCAGCCGCCGCAGCTCCTACAGCCGCAGAACTGGAAGACACTATCACAGGTCTTGTTTGGGCAAGGACCGGAGCCGGTACTTATACACTGACAAAGACAGCCGCTTTCACAGTGAACAAGACTGCATTCCGCGGAGGACTTGACCAGGCAGGCAACCTGATTAAGATCACCAGGACAAGTGCAAACGTGATCACAGTGAATACCTATGCTGCTGCTGACACCAGTGTGCTTGCAGACGGTGTGCTCTCTTCGCACCTGTTCAGCATAGAGGTATATAATTAATGGCATGGATCTACCTTCCTCCTAAGAAAGTATATAAAAGGGCAAAGACTGAGAGCAAACGAGGCAACTCAAATCACGATGCTGTTTACAACTCAGTCACCTGGAAGAAACTCAGACTTGAAAAACTGAAAAAGAATCCGCTCTGTGAGGTATGCCTGAAAAGGGGGAAGGTTGAATCTGCCCGGGATGTTCATCACATCACACCAATAAGCTCAGTTGAAAGCAAACAGGCAAAGCAAGTGCTGGGCTTCGACTTTGAGAATCTACAATCGCTATGTAAACAATGCCATAAGGACCAACACAAATGATCACTACAGGAAAGACAATCTTCGACCTCTTGGAAGCACACGCCCCGCTTGTGGCTTTAGTAGGAACTAACATGTTCCCCCTCATAGCTCCTGAGGGAACGGCCTCACCCTTTCTGCTTTATCAAAGATCGTTTGAGGTGATCAGAACTAAAGACGGTCCGGCAAACTCTTCGAGCGCAATTATTATTAATATAATATCAGAAAAGTATCTGGAGACAATTGACATATCTACAGCCGTTCACAACGCACTGAAGGGAGAAGCTAATCTCCTCTCAGGAACTGAGGTATATGAAGAGGGGGCTTTCATCCAGACGCTGACCTTCCAGTTCTGGAGTGCACCATAATAGATTTTAAAGTTTTCTTGTATTTAAGAGAAAACTAAGAGCATGGCAACAGAACCGAACAAAATAGCCTATGGGGGAGATATGATGCTCTTTCTTGCAGACGATCCTATTGCCTTCTCTACTTCAGCCAAACTGGAGATCACCACTGACACCCGTGAAATAAGCTCAAAGGACTCAGGATACTGGAAAGAACGTCTTGCTGGAAAGCATGACTGGAAAGCCGGATCTGATGCTCTATATACTGAAGTGCTTGCAGGAACAGCAACCACTACCTCAGTTGATGAACTCTATGCTCTTATGATTGCCCGTACCTCCCTGACCGTTGTATTTGGTGCAGCTACAGGAGCCGCAGGGGCGCAAACAGTTGACGGCACTAAGAAGAAATTCACAGGACAAGCTTTTATTACAGCTATCAGTGTGAATGCACCGGATAACGAAACAACCACTTACAGCATCTCACTCGAAGGTACAGGAGCCCTGACACAATCAGCCGGAGTACCAACGGCCCCTACAATAGTTGAGGCTAATGTCATAACTGAGGACTCGCTTCAGATCGTGTTCAGCCTCGTTATGATTGACCCTGCCGCTTTTGCCGCTGACTTCACTGTAAAAATAAACGGAACCCCCGGCAATGTAACACTGGTAGAGTTAGCTGATTTCGATGTAGAGATCGTCTATACGGTGACAGTCTCAGACATAATCTCACCTGGTGACGTGATTCTGTTATCAATCGCTTCGGGCAACATAGAGTCCATCACCGGAGGAGCGCTTGCCACAGTAACAGACCTGGCAGTAACAAATGAACTATAATCTAAAAACCACACAAGGACATGGCAACAGAACCCACAAAAATAGCTTACGGAGGAGACATGATGCTTTTCCTCGCAGCTCTCCCCATTGCATTCTCAACTTCTGCAAAGTTAGAGATCACCACTGACACCAGGGAGATCAGTTCAAAAGATTCAGGATATTGGAAGGAACGGCTCGCAGGAAAACACGACTGGAAGTGTGGCTCTGATGCCCTCTATACTGAGGCGCTCACAGGCACAGCCACTACTACCTCCATTGACGAACTCTACGCTCTTATGATTGCTCGCACTTCACTCACTGTTGTGTTCGGTGCAGCCACCGGAGCAGCAGGAGCACAGACCAACGACGCATCGAAAAAGAAATATACCGGGCAAGCTTTCATCACAGCAATAAGCATGAACGCACCCGACAATGAGACGACTACCTACAGCATATCACTGGAAGGGACCGGCGCACTCGTTAACGCATAACAATAGTTTGGGGTGATAGGGTTGAAAGCCTCTGAGAGATCGGAGGCTTTTTTTGTGCAACATTCTCAGATAAGTAGTATTTAAAAGAAACCCCTTATCCCT